GGAAGCGTTCGCCATCTTCCGCGGGCAGTTAATGCCTGTGTCGATAGAGTTCGGGATGAAGAGAAACACACATATCCCCTGTCTTTGGCAGCAGGATGAAGTCTATCCGCTCTCAGAACTAAGAGAGCAATTTGCATGAAAATGGGAGGCAAACAATTGAATAAAAAGAGCCCTAGGGTAAAGAGACTGGCAATTAAACGCCAGCTCAAAAAGCACGGTGTCTACATCCCTGGTCAATGGCTATACAACCTACGCAGGTTGAGGCAATTGCTCAGGATGACGGTTAATAAGGAGGCCTTAATGATAATCCTGAAAATAGATCACACCGGGAAAGGCCGGGTGATAACCATGACTGACGGGACTGTCTGGTATCCTGACTACGACATCTCGGACCGGCAGGTGATTACTGACGGGTTGGCGAATGGCAGCATTAGGGCGAACACCCCAGAGGGGATAAAAGGAGAAAAGGACGGATGACATACGAAACTTTTAAATCTGCATACACTCAAGCATTTAAAAAGCTGATGTCGTATGGGCCTGACGAAATAGGCTCGGTTCTTTATGCAGGAAAAATGGGCGAGCTGGCAGAAGCTTACCCTGAATACGCGGCTAGAGCCGAAGAGGAAATCTAGCGTGGAGGCTGAAGAGTTTTGCCCTGTTTGTGGGCTTGTGGGCAGTTGTTGGTGTTGCGAGATCTGCGGGGCAGCAGAATTACAGGATTGCACATGTTGCAATGCTTGTGGGGGCCTTGGCTCACGCCCCTTGCTCTCAGGTCTTGAGTGGAATTATATCGGCCCCGATTATGGGGAGTGTCCAGATTGCGAAGGGACGGGAAAATCAACTAGGATGGAGGAATAAAAGGATGAAACAACATGAAGACACGGCCCCGCTGCTAAAAATGGGGGCAACACGTACGCACCTGAAGCTCAATCAGTCGGGTAAATACAGTTACTACGGGATAATACCGCCGTCGTTAAATGCTAAGGAGTATGACACCCTGGAAGAGGGCTTAGATGATTTTGCCGCACACATAAAGGCTCTGCCACTTGCCAAACAGAAGGAGATCATCGGCGGCTTACGCCCTGATATTTTTGCAAAGGTGCTAACAAACTATAAGGAGGTATCTGAGTGAAAGCTTACTTTATGTTGGGGCCAAAAGGGATACTGCCGCTCGAAAAGGTCTATGAACTTGAACATCGAGGAATAGAGTTCCTTGTGCATAAAAAAGATAGGGGGTGGTCCTGGTATGTCACAGAGCCTATCACTGGGCTATCCTTCGGCATCATTGATGACACCAAAAAGGAGGCTGAATCAAAGGCACGGGCAGTTATTAATTGTGAGATTGATCATCTGCCTCTAACGATAACAAATATTTACTTTAACAATAGGCTAACCATAGACCTCTTTAACGAGGTCAACAACCCTAAGGAGACCAAATGAAAGCCATTACGACTAAATATTTACCAGCTACGCCGACAAAGCCATGCAGAATTAGCGCATCTGACATGGACGGCAACAGGATAATCGTTAACGGGGCGGGGCTATCGGATTATACAATACACCTAAATGCTGCAAAGGCTTTGAGCATTAAGATGGAGTGGGGCGACGGACGCAATCTAATCGGAGGCGAGATCAAGGGCGGGTATGTATGGGTACGTCCGAGATGAGTAATCCAGTCGCTATATGGGACATCTCTTTGGACTGCACTTGCCCTAGGTGTGAAAAGGATATAGATCTGCTGGATGATTCCGATTTTCTCGACGGACGATTTTTTACTATTGGTGAATATGGCACTAACTGGACAAGCGGTGTTGATGTCGAATGCCCTGTATGTGGCCATGAATACAAAGTTGATTTTGAATATTAAAAAGGAGGTCCAAACATGGACTTGATGGGATTAAGTACTGAAAGTTTGAATAAATTGAATCAGGGGTTGAACAAAGGGCAACATTATGACAATCACCTCGAAGTAGGAGACCTTGCTGAGTCGGTAGTAAGTTCAGGGGCTGAATGGTTTAGAGGTGCTGAAATCCCATTTCACCTTAACTTAGTTAGGATTTTTGTTAACAACTTGTCGAGAGAACAGCGCCAAGAATTGTTAACAGAGGCGATTGATTGTGTGTTTGCCTTTCGTAACGATGAATAATCTACTATTCCCGGATTCCGGCACCTGCCCTCAGTGCGGTGGAAGCCGCGTAATCAAGATCGCTTGCCTGGTGTGTCCAGACGAGCGGTGTAAGACCAAGGCGGGCAAAAACAAGTGCCCGCAGATACCGTGCCCTAAGTGCACAAAGGAGGCAAAGTAAATGTACTGGGTAGCGTTTTTACTCGGAAGTGGGCTGTTACTAATTGCAAGTTTAGTCCCAAAAGGCAGGGGTAAAGGAGATAGTTTAATTTTGCCTACACTGTTATTTGGGGCAATCGTAATGGGGACAATGTTATTAGCAAGCTCAATGATTATGGTTGTCCCCCGGACATTAGAGTTGTTGATAAACTCTCTATAAAGGGACTTAGATTATGACAAAACTACAAAACTTATTAATGCACCCAGACCGGCATGCAATAACCCGCCGGGCGGAGCACCTTGAGAAAGTGTTGCTAGCCCGGAAGATGCCGGAGGATATAGCCGCCTTACGGGCGGTGCAATACAGGGAATATATGTGGAGGGAAAATAAATGTTAGTAAAAGAATTAAAAGGCTTGCTAGAAGGGGTTCGTGAGGACGGGAAAGTGTTGGTCTTTGTCGGTAGAACAGGCGCCTACAGTGGGTTGTTATATGAGGATCTGAATGTAACAGAGAAAGGGAACATTGTTATAGATGTCGAGCGGGTGGTTCCTACGGAGGACACTGACGATGGCACAGACAGGTAATCAGAAGAAGTTAGGGGGCCAGTGCTTTTGCCCCGTAGGACACAAAGGAGTGCATTACCCTAATTGTCATAATCATATAGAACCTGAGCCGATCCCGGAGTGGGTAGATATCTGCAAGCAGCTCGCGCACATTGAGGACTTAGTAAACAAAGTCAAGCAGCAGATCATGCGGTCTGCTACCAATATAGATGGAGGCGTATAAATGGAAATAGTTTCAGACGTACTTGGAGTCGAGGTCTACCACGAAGGGCTTAATATAGCTACTTTTAGAGTTAATGGGGGAGGTGGTCAGCCGACTGAAGTTAAAGCGAGGTGGTACGCTAAGCTACTTGAAAAAGCTATGGAGGCGAATGAAAGAGAAACAGCTATGCCTTCAAAGGTAAAAGAAAACAAACCAGAGAAGCCTGAAAAGTCAAAGCGGTCACCAATAAGAATAAAAGCAAGGAGAGTTAACTCCAATGACTGGGAAATAATGGAGATAGAAGCCTTACATCATAAGGAACTGCCGACAGCATACCTAACTAGCGAGGGTGCTATCGATCAAGGATGGGCCAATGGACATAAAGCGTTATATATCAGAGCTAAAACAGGTTGTGCTTTACTCCTCCGCGAAAGGCAAGTTATCCATCACCAATATATGGAACTTGCATTGTCACGAATAAAAATAGCTGGCAAGCTGCTTACTAAAATCAAAAAAGAGGAAAAAGAAAACGCTGACTGGGTCGGCGTTAAGACTTTTGAAATATAAGGAGATAATAAAATGCCACATATGCAAGAACATCAAACATCTCTGTTACTGTGTAGCAACGGAGATCAGTCCATAGGCTGGGTTGGCGACCAGCCCGCCGTATGGTTCGGCTCGGCAGAGATAATGCCGGGGATGGAGTACAGGGCGGCGAGAGATGGGGAAGTCTTTGAATGCCTCGACGGCGAAGACTTCATTAACACCGACGGGTGGAGCGAAATATCAAAGCATGTATCCATGCAAAATAGCTTGAATAATGAAAGAGAGGTGGTATTATGGTAACAAATTTAGAATTGGATCAAGACCCGAAAAACTGTGGCAACTGCCAGAAGATGCGTGTGGTAGGAAAGCGTGTTAAAAACATCGTAGCTAAATGTGTTAGAGGGGTTTTGATGGAGCGAGCTTTCATTATTAATTCGCCCAACAAGAATAAATTACCGGGGTCTTGGCAAATGGCCAAGGGATGCGCGTTTTTTGATAGCATGATAGACGTGAACTCTAATATTTATACGGCAGGATTGGAGCGTGTGTCGAAATGGGATCAAATCATCCAAAACCATCTAAATTAAGAGAGGAAAAACACCTTATGCAGCTTAGAGCTGCATATCCAGGGACAAAAGACGAGCTACTACTCATTATTGGGGAGCTAAACTCTATAATTATGAGTTTAAATAACCGACTATCAAGTATAGGGAGAGGATTATACAATGGACGAACTTAAGATAACTCCAGCGAAGGGCTGGTGTGCTGTACGCTTTAACCGTGAGGACCGGACGCGATGGATTGATACATCGACGTTCTCGGCAACTATTGACGAGTGCCGGAATAAGCTCTACACAAAGGACCTGATCAACGAAGCTGCGGGAGAGTTTGCAAAGAAAAACCCTGCCGTCATGATTCTTGAGGTTACTGTGAGGGCTGTATGACTACATTCAAACATTTACTGCCTTTCCTGTTAGGTCAGTCAATGCCAGGATGGACGCAAAAAACTACCGTTAAGGAAACTCGCCTCCCCAAAGACATCATAGCGACAGACAAGGCCCGAAGCCTGGCATTAGCTAAAGCCAAGCGAGACAGGAAGGCAGCTAAGAGGGAGATCGAAGCGAACTAGTAAGTGGATGAACACTCAGGGTGGCGGCTAAGTAACAACTCGTCGGAGGATGACGGACACCTCATTAAAAACGGCTATCGATTTAGCCGCTTGAGTTGCCCCTGAGCTTTGTTTAATCCTGATTTAAAAAATATGTTTAAGGAGGTGATGTAACTATGAGATAAGATTAATCCAAATTGCTAACGCCCCTGGAGCCATTTCAACCCTGTTCCAGGGGCTGTTTAGTCTCATATGTCTCATAAATGTCCCATATCAACTACTTGGCTTTTTGGGGATGATAACACCTTAGCTGCCAGCGTATCTGACAATATTCTCTACCCAAGCCTTAAGTTCTTCATGCCTTTTCTCAAACTGTGCTTTATTTCCATGATAACAGCCTGAACGCCCATATTCATTTATGATGAAAAGCAACTGCTTAAAATGAGCTTCTCTCATACCTCTAATATCAACAAAATCAAAAAATATAGCCACTCAATCCTCCTTTATCCTGTATTCAAAGTGTTTTAATCCGTACCACGTGGTTTTATTTAGCACTTTCAGCGCTTGTTCCATACTCTTCTTGGTCTTATACGCTTTCCACTTACGCCACCGGGACCATGAGCTACTTTCGTTCGCCCACATGCCCGGCAGCCCTCGGAACTCAAGGATGTAGTGTTGTTTCATAATAATCCCATTCAAAAATACATTTTATACTCAGAATACTTTTCCTTAAACGCCATTATCCCAACTTCAAGACATTCGGAAACATAATCCCACACTTCATCGGTTTTGTCTTCGTTGCCATACATGTAATCTGAGTAGTTCAGGGTTTCGTAGTCGAGCCTTTTTTCTACTACCACACTTGCAATCCAGATCATTTCTTCTTTATCCATTTTTAAGTCTCCTTTACCCCTCTGGGTTAACTCCTATTAAGTTCTTAAGCATATCCCTTGCTTGAGCCTTAACCATGTCAGGGCTTGGCTGTTCGCGGTAAACTTGCTTCGGCTTAGGCTTTGCTGTTGCAATAAATTCACCTGGTATCCGATGCATCCCCTTTTGTAAATATTCTACAAATTGATCCTCATCTAAAAACTGAGTATCGGGTATGTATCTAAGCGTTGTTAAATCTGCCTTAAACTTTTTACCTTCTCGACGTGTAGCATGAGCTACAGCATGATCAACTATGACCACTTGTGGATAGCTATGCAAAGGGAAACAATAAGCGCATGGGTTGCTTACATTTGTCCTTCTGTAATTTTTAAATCTATAAAAGCTCACAAACCCGTGGTTACACCCTATAGCATCACAACCATATGTTTTTGCCTTATTGCTTTTATCACCACGTCCGGCCACCTCCTTACACGCCACCAGTAGGGCTATAGGTGTGGGGAACTTGCTCAATAGTGGCGGGGCAGTGTCAACTAGCCCATTAACAGCATCAGACACCACATTAGGGGCGTAGTACTGGATTTTGTCATAGTAAACTTTCTTACTAAGGTTCTTGACTCCAAAATGTTCTTCGGCCTTCCTGAAGATACTGCAAAACTGGTCTAGTGTAGTTCTCATACTTGTCCGTATTCCTCCTTAAGTTCTTGTAGCTCTCTAGCAGATCTTTCCTCATCTGTTTCTTTTTTTACTTTTGGTTCAAATAGCCCAGTATAGCCGTTGTCGGCAGACAGCTTAACAATTCCAGTTGCCACCTCAACGGAATACTTAGATAAAAACTTCATTTGCTTTTTAGCCACAGTTGGCTTAATGGCTTTGCGATCTTCCTTACGTACTTGTAGCCAGTCTTTCCACTCTTCTCTAAAAAGTTCAGAGGTTTGGAATTCTATTGGGAATAATTCTATAAATTCAATCTGACCATTCCCCTTTGGGGGTAAGGGGGATTCTTTATTCTTATTCTTTATCTTACTCTTTACTCTTACTTCTTTATGGTTGGAAGGTTTCTTGCTAGCAACTTGCAAGTCTTTTGTGTAATTATCCTTTATTTCCAACATCTTATCAAACTTAAATACCCAGTTTTCTTTAGAAAAGGTTACTGAAAGTTTACCGGAAGTCTGACAAAACTCGAACACTTGTCTGAGTTTTGCTTGAGAACTTCGTAACTTTCGCCGGAGATAAGCAGGAGAGATGCTAAGGTTCCCGGTGATAGTTGTCCCGTTTTCCTTGCTGATAATTTCTATCAATCCGAAATATGCTACATAACCTGAATGGGAGAATTTGTCGAGAAGTGCTTGAATAAAAGGATCTTCCAAGCTATCTGAATAATGTTTAAACCACTTCAATGAGGCCTCCTGTCCGAGGGTTAGGTTTTGAGTAGAGGAAGTGGGACAGCACCTCCCCTACTCTCTACCTTGGGATTTGTACCGCTTGGCGCGGCGAAGATATTTTAGGGTAACACTTAATCCATCTTGATGTCAATAGCAGATACACTTGACATTTAGTCTTACACGTGGTAGTGTTAGGTATGAGAAAAAATAAGAAGATTACACTTAACCAATACTTGAAGGATACAGAGCAAACATGTTATGCGTTCTCCAAGCTACACAAGCTTCCTCAGAGCACTTTATATCGGCACATGGCGAAAGGTACTCCGCTGTTATGGCGGAACGCTAAGGGGGTGTCAAGGGCAACTAAGGGCATAGTAAGCACGGACACATTGCAAACTCCAAGGAGACACTTATGCTCTACCCTAAAGTAAATACATCTGATTGGAGGTAAATATGGAAATAACTAAATATCAAAATGCGCTAATGCAACATTGCTGCGGACTAAATAAAGGTGAAAAGCGCAATTTTTTCGGAACAAGCAAAGGCTATAAAGATTCTGATGAATTTGAAAAGCTTGTTGATGCTGGATTAGCCGTTAGCCACACACCGCCTTCATGGAGTGGCGATACGGCACTATACACCTTGACTGATGAAGGAAAAAAAGTGGCGGCAGAGAATATGCCGGAGCCTGAACCAATTAAAAAAAGAACACGAAGCCAGCAAAATTATCGGGATTATTTAGATTCACCTTACTTTGATGCTGGAGATAGCTTTGCTGCTTACATGGGGTTTAGCCAGGCCACTGACTAGCTTTACACTAACGGATAATTACTATAGGGGCAAAATGCACATAGAAAAAACTGACTCAGACGAAGCTATTTTAGATGGTGCCCTAGGTCTATGGGGGTTGCATCATCAGATAGGTAAGGTTTCTGAAGAGTGTGGCGAGCTACTAACTTCTCTAAATCAATTTAACGAGAATAGGGCTACTAAAGAGGCTGTTGCCGAAGAGGTAGCCGACGTAATCATCATGATGGCTCAGATGTCGAAAGCCTTCGGTGACGAACTCGTGCAATCTTTTATCGACAAAAAGCTTTCCAGGCTTTCAGTCCGTATAGCTTCTAGGTCAGAAACTATACAAGGTTGGTAAGGTCGCATAATGGCAACTAGAGCGCAATTACGAGAGTTCGCTAGTGGGATTGTTAGGGGAGAGCGTATCCGTATCCTTAAAGAGCTAGAAAAGATGGAATGTCCACCAGCTATATTTAGGACTGGTGCAGAAGACTTCGCTTATGCTCGTGGGTTGCGTGACTTCTCCAAAAAAATCAAAGATAAAATGAAGTGATTAAAAACATGGGGCGGTGCAGGAGCGGTAACTGGTCGGACTGTAAATCCGTAGCACCCGATGGGGTCGGAGGTTCAAATCCTTCTCGCCCCACCATTAGAAATTAGAAAGGTTAAAGGGTGAGAAGATAATGAGCTGTACAACTGTTAAGGCATTATGGCCTGGAGAAAAACATAGCGATTTTGAAGAACTTGTAAATTCTCATGGTAGTGCGCCTGTTATATGGGATGCAATGTGTCGTAAATATTATGGGACTGATCCCTTTGCATTTTACGGGATGGTAAATATACTCTGCACCCGCTGGAGGGATTTAAGTATACCAAAACATCACCGGGCAGTGTTGATGATGACTTTTGATAGGGCATATATTATAAGGGCTGACTATGCAAAAGCGGCAGTAGATATTAGAGCATGGCTTAAAGATTTTCCCCAGGGGATTGAATGTATAAACCATTGGCCGCGACTTGCTGAAATATTTGAAAGTGATCCAGAGATACCAGCTATTGGCTTATATTTAACCTCTGTCGGGGATGACCCATTCGAAGGTCAATGGGACGAAGAGAAAGAAGAGTATTCTCAGCCAGATTGGGAGCAGTGTTTCGATATTTATGAAGAAATGGAAATTTTTGAAGAGGCTGTAAAACAGTGTGGCTGAAAGGCTGGCCGCAAGACCGAGAGCTAAGTAAGGAATTTTTAGGATGGATATTATTTCAGTAATATTATTTGCGGTTTTCTGGGTAGCCTGCGGAGTTCTGAGCTACGGTTTTAACTTTGCTTTTTATCAACGAAGGTTTTTTCGTATTGCTCAAGAGAACTACAGAAAAGACCAGTTTTTCTGTAGTTTGGCAAGTCTTTTTGGCCCGGTATCGTTAGCATCAATAGTGTTTCTGGGGCTACATGAGTACGGGATAAAGTTTAGGTAAAATAGATGGGTGATCTTCTTAGGCTAGATTATATTAATAGTTTACCACAACCCTTTATTGCCACGTTTTGCGGCGGGGGAGAATGGCCTGTTTATGACATTGATGTTAAGACAGGGTTATTGAGAATAGATATCGTAGGGAAGTTGCAAGTTACTGAAATAGGTGAAATAGACTTTTTCACTGATGAAGCTGGGAAGAAGCACGACACAGACAGTTTCTATTCTGATCATGAAGGGTAAAATATGAATATAACAGAACAAGTGTTGCTCAATCTATTAGGGTTGATAGAGTTTAAACACGATGACCATAGCGTGGCTACTGATGCGGCTAGGTTGATAATCAAGTTAGAGGGTGAGTTAGCAGTAACAAAAAACACTCTTGCACTTACGAAGGATGGGCTTGAGGAGGCTTTAGGTTGGAACTGGCTTGAAGATGACGTCCCAGTGCACATAGAAGTTAAGTTGAGGGATTTACTTTAGGATCGACCCAGCGCGTGGGGTCGTAGTTTGTCCGCATCTTTTAGAGGGTTAAATGGTTATCAAAACAGTCTTCAGGTACAGTAAAAGAGAAAAGGTTTTTAGGGTGTTTAGAGTGCTGTTTGCGAATAGAACACGCAAATTTTCAATTGCATTTGCTCTAAAGGTATTCGAGTATAGTAAAGATATATCTGGAACCTATATTGTGTTCTGCTGTTTGAGACTTCACTTCGCTGTTACATATAGTGGTAAGTTTTGCTAACTACTGGTGAATCCAGTATCTTTGAAAAGGCGCAAGGGAAAATGGCCCCCTTGCAGAGGACACCTGAGAAAGATCAGGATGCCATGTCCACATAGGGTGAAAGTCCCTAAATCTAGTGTCTGTTTCAGGGGTTTGTTAGCTGACTTGAGGTATTTTTATGGAAAATAATTTCCCAGTTAAGTGTGTAGAACACATAGCCAAGCGTGGATGCCAATGCCAAGTGAGCGCCCTAGATGTTGACTTAAATCGGCATTACAGGTCTTGCATGGTCGGACAAGCGCAGAAGTATTTAGGTAAAAAAGTTACAGAGAAAAAGTTGTATGCTTGATAGCACATGGAGGGTTGCGTGACAAAATATAGATGTAGGTTAAATAACAGGTGGGGATGTGAAGCAAAGATTGAAGAAATTGAGGTCGAAAAGGAATCAGAGAAGTCAGTCTGGATAGAAGGCAACCGCAATGCAAAAATGTCGGATTATGCAAATTACTATAGCTCATGGGATGAAGCAAAAGCTGCGTTATATCGTTGTCAGAAAACATATGTTGACGGAGTTAGATCTAGCCTTGAAAGAGCAAAAGGAGTGTTAGGTAATATTAAGGGAATGAAGAGATAAGCTGTGAATATGCACGTGAATATTACGGAGTGCCTGCCGGAATTGGCAGACGTATCATTATTAGAGCTGACGAACAATTAAGCCCACTAGTTACAGACGGCTAACAGAGTGATAAGTGGAAAACTTTCCGCTTATGGCGATATTAAATAGGAGATAGATGAAAAATGGAGCCTAATGTTAAATTATGACGAAATAGGGAGTCCAAAAAATACGAGTTCTACTTTCGGTGTGCGATATACCGACAAATATAGATTTATATTTAGAGATGATAGTGGCAAAAAGATAGCTGAATTCGAGAGATATAACCTTGAATGTTGTGCAGTGCATGGAAGGTTCTTTGTTGATTGCGATAAATGCCAACGCGTAGAGGTTAGAAAGATAATGGCAAAACCTGTAATTGAAGATATAGAAAAATATCTCGATAGTATATACTCAACTGCTTTATACAAGACAATAAAATTAGGGGTTAGATGGTAAATGGGAAAGAATATTCTGGCTATAGATCCTGGAACGGCTAAATCTGCGGTAGTCTTATTTAGACGTGGCATTGTGAGTTATGCTGAGATTGTAGATAATCACGATATCGTAGATACTATCTCGAACGCTGCTGCGGATCATTTAGCGATAGAGATGATTGCAAGTTATGGAATGCCTGTAGGTAAAGAAGTCTTCGAGACATGTGTTTGGATAGGTAGAATGATTCAGCAGTGGGGTGAAAATTATTCCTATGTCTACCGCAAAGATGTCAAGATGCACTTATGTGGGAGTACTCGTGCTAAAGACTCTAATATTAGGCAAGCGTTAATCGATAGGTTTGGCCCCGGAAAGGATATCGCTATTGGGAAGAAAGCTTCTCCTGGTCCACTATACGGATTCAAAAAGGATCTATGGGCAGCCTTAGCCGTAGCAGTTACTTATGTTGACCTTAAGGCTAAATAAAACACTTGACATTCTCACTCGTGAGATGTTATTGTAAGTTATCACATAAAAAAAGGAGATAAACAAATGACATCAGTAACTATTACAGGAAGTCAGGGCGAAAAAATATTAAAGGTAATCCATCGGAAAAACGGAAAAGTGGAGATATTACAAGGTGACTCTTCAGAGTTCATGACTGGGACAAAAATTTCAGAGTTTCTGTCTGGAACAAGAATTACCGTAAGAGGCGATGGCAGGGTAAAACTTCAAGAGCTGGTAACTGAGTAATGTATAACAAAGTAATCTTACTCGGCAACCTCACCAGAGATCCTGAAATGAAGCCTCTGCCGAGCGGTACCTCAGTTTGTAACTTCTCTCTGGCCCTTAACAGAAAGTACAAGGTCGGAGACGAGCAGAAAGAAGAGGTCTCGTACTTTGACATTGTGGTGTTTGGCAGGCAGGCCGAAACGTCCAGTCAGTATCTGAGTAAGGGTAGCTCAGTACTGGTAGACGGACGGTTGCAGCAACGTAGGTGGGACGATAAAGACTCTGGGCAAAAGAGATCTAAGGTCGAGGTGGTTGCCGAGACTGTTAGATTTATGCCAAAGGCTGCTTCAAGTGGAAAAGAGGTCCCTGAAGCGCATCACGTCAGCTCCGAGCAGCCGCCCATTGATCCGCAGTTGCCACAAAAAGGCTCGGGTTTCGTACCCTTTTAAAGGAGATACTATGACTTATAGTAGCACAGTTCTTAAATATTTTACCGACTATTGCCCTGCTGCACTTGGGTTCTATAAGGATGGAAGAGCTTATGATAAGGGGTTATTCCAAGGTGGAATTGCTGCGCATGCTGTCCTAGAGGAGATTGGTCGAAGAGGCATCGTTGGTGGTAAAGAGGCTAAAGCTGCTGCTGATGCAGTCGTCGAGGAATTGATAACTAAAGGCAGAGCTTATAATAAAGTTTTAGAGCCTCCAATACCTCCTGAATCAGCATTTGAAGGGCGTGAGGTGGCACTGAAGTATCTAGAGTACCATCCGATGATGGAGGATGATACTCATCATGAAATCGGAATTGCTATGGATAGCAACGGTATCCTGTGTGATTATTATTCAGATGAGGCCCGTTACAGGGCTATCATTGACAGGGTTTATAGCCTCCGTGAGGGCGACGAAGACTGGGCAGGGAATCTTATCGTAGTGAGTGATTGGAAATCTGCGTGGCCGACTAATGCCTCAGAGCTTGAGACATTGCAGCGCAAAGGTCAAGCGGTCCTTGCCTATAAAAAGTACGGTCAGGATAAAGAAATTCAGGGGTTGCGGATGGAGGTTGTAAATATACGGACTGGAAGATCGTATCATAAAGACCTCTGGTTTGACTCATCAACAATTGATCTTCTCAAAAAATGGGAGGAGGACATTTTAATGATTTGCCGGGCTGCCGATAAAACGACCACGCCACGGCCTGGGGCTAATTGTATTGGCTGCCCTTATGTGAATGCATGTCCAGATGGCTTTGAGTATGAGGGCGGGGTAGAAGATAATGCTATTGCGCTCGCATCACTAGAAGAAAATAGGAAAGCACTGATTAAGGAGCTTAAGATAGAGCTACAAGATGTTTCCAGAATGGAAATACCTGGTGGTTATGTAGGATACAAAGAACAAAGCAAGACGGAACAAACGGATGATGCTATTTACAGAATAATTGCAGGCTGGTATTTCAGTAGTGGGGCCAAGGAGGTAGTCGAGGAGGTTAAGACCACTCATGCAATGGAAGTGGGATTACTAAAAGCTCTTGGAATCGGGTCAGGGCAGATAAACTCACTAGCTAAAGCATTATTTGACAGCGACAATATGGAGCTACGAGCTGATTTCCTTGCCAATTGTCTTAAAGATGTCGGCTCCGTAAGGTTTGGAGTCTGGAAGGAGAAGGTAAAGTGACTAAATACTCTGGGATCGAAGGACTTGAGGGGCGTGAACAGGTAGGAGCTGTCGTTACTGCTGGGAAAAAATCAGGGCGAGGGTTCCCAGAAGAAACAGACCGATATCATATAGTTCAGCCACGCGAAGAGAATGGGGTTCGCCATCCACACCCTGCCTTTAGTCAATTTAATTCTGCTGGGTCCGAGCGACGTAAAGTAATAAGAGGAAATCTAGTCCATGCATACAAGGACGATTGCTTTGAAAGTTTCTTAAAAGCTCAGTCAATAGGACGTAAAATGCATCCAAACAAAAAGCCTTACTGTCTAGGAGATGGGGCTTTAGCTACTCGCTGGTCAGGCGATGACCCTGAAAAGTTTGACGAGATGGTATGCCCGAATAGGAGGTGCGAGTTTAGGCTGACTAAACCTCCAGCCTGCAAGCCTTTCCTGCGACTTTTGTTCCGGGTGAGGTGGTCTGAAGAGTCACATATGCCTTCTTTTTTGGTTAAATTCACATCCGGGTCATGGAATACAGCCGGTAATTTTAAGGGTTTTTTCGATTACTGGGAGAACGTAGCTAAGGAACTCGATATGAAGGAGTTTAAATTATTCGGGCTTCCAATCACTTTAACTTTGGCATACCAAACAAAACCAAGTGACAAAACAAAGTTTCCAGTAACTACAATAAGTTCTGAGGCTGACCCTATAGACTTTTTCATGCGTCAACAGGCAAACATGAAGGAGCTTGCGGGGAGTGATCTAATAGCTATAACTGATGCCCAGGAACAAACACCAGAAGTAGTTTACGAAGATGTTAAGGCTATTTCTAAGCCATCAACATTGTTCTAAGGTGAAGCAGATGTCTGAGCTTGTGTTTAAACATCCTGTTATAGGGCAAGAAGCCATATGTAGAGACGGCCTTGGTAGAGTTATCGCATTTAAAGATGAATTCCCATTTCAGTGGATTCAGGTATCAACGTACTATAATGACCGACAGTGCAAGTGGTCCCCGTGTAATGTATCTCTAGTAGAGATTAAAAAGGAGTCATAGAAATGACAGACGAATTAGTAGTTATAAACGAGGGGCAGCTTGAAGCTCTAATTGGCACAGAAGGAGGGACTGACCAGATCCTTGAGAAGCTAAGGAATAAAGCGGCCGCTTACGAAGCAGACATTTCGACAGAAAAAGGTCGAAAAGACTTAAAGAGCTTTGCATTTAAGTTTACCAAGACCAAGACTGGATTGGTAAAATCAGGTGAAGACTTAATAGCAAAAGATAAGCTGAGAATAAAAACTATTAGCAAGGAGATTAAGAGGTACGAGGATGAGGTTGATAAAATAAAAACAGAAGTTCTCTCCCCGTTGACTAAGTGGGAGGCAATAGATAAGGCGCGTGTTGATAAAATAGAGACTGAGATTAAAGCCTTGAGGGGTTTCGAGGTGAGGGATCATGAGACAAGCGAAAGCGCATTAGAGGCTCTAGAATCTCTTGAGAAATATGTTATCGAAGGGCCTGTAGATAGGTTCTTTCAGGAGTTCACAGATAAGGCAATCAGTATCCATAAAAGGGGAATGACAATTCTTAAGTCTAAATATATAATCCTTAAAAAAGAAGAGGACGACGCTGCTGAGGCGGCTAAGGCAGAGGCTGACCGCGTAGAACAGGAACGCATTGATAGAGAGGCTAAGGTTGCAGAGCAGGCCGCCGAGAAGGCCAGAGAGGAAGAGAAGGAAGCTGCCAGGCTTGAAACCGAGCGAAAGGACAAAATAGCCAGGGATGCAATCAATAAAGTCTTGAGGGATGGCGCAGAGAAAGAACGTCTTGCAAAAGAGGCTGCGGATAAAGTGCTAGACGATAGCATTGCTATTGAGATCGATGCCGAGTGGAAACGTCAAGAGACCGAGCAGGTTGCTAAAGATGCTGTGGCTAAGGCAGAGTCTGAAAAGATTGCAGCGAAGCTTCTAGCTGCAAAAGCAATTAAGGACAAGAAGGATGCAGCCAAGGAGGCTGAACAAGATAAGGCTGATGCAATCCAGGCTGAAAAGGACCGGCAGGCTAAAGAAGTTGCCGATAAACAATATGCTGAAGAACAAAGGTCTAAGGATCTAATTGCCAGGAAAAACATGGTAGAGTCATTAGTCTCTGACATAAACAATGCCCTATTGGACTCAAGGTATGAAGGGTTGCAGTCAACCGAGAAGATAGCTGAAGCTATTATTGCTGGAGACATCCGTCACGTCAAGGTTGCGTTTTGACCAAAACGCAAATGGGTGCACTCATCACCATCAATAGCGCAGGAGGGGTTGTTGATGCTACGATTTTTGATGCTACACTCGTAAGATGGCTAGTGAGTATAGGTTGTGGGTATGAGGCTAAGGACGGCTGTGAGTGTCACCACACAGGATGCAGAAACCACGTCCTGCACCCTTGCGAGGAATGTGGAAGGGTTATGGCTCAAGGATCAGTTTTTGTAGCGAAATATGGCTGAGAAGAAAAATAGCTACGTCAAGGTTGAGTTTTAAAACTTATAATGGCGACCCTCCCAACCTGGTGTAGGGAGTCAAGAACAGGCCGCATCTTAGCAGTTCGAGTCTGCAATCGCTGGGTAGGCGTGAAATGTGGCTGGAGCTAAGTTCGATTCTTAGCCGCCATTTAAAAAAATAAAGGAGAAGGTAATATGAAAGCAAAATTAATTAGGTATGAACGATTAGTAAATACTGGAAACTTCACCCATGAAAAATATGGCATAGATGTGGAGCTGGATAAGGGTGAAAGTGCTGACGAAGGAATCATAGCAGCTAAAGCATTTGTTGATAGACAGATTCATCAGCCAAATAGCCAAGAGCGTGCAATAGCTATGTCTGTAATCCAGTTTGATAACGAAGAGCCTCCATTCTAACAGAGGCATATGCGTTAAAGTCTGAAGGATGATGAACATATGAACTTTGACAGAACAAGTTCTGAATACCGTAAGGGCGTGGATAGAGAATTTGCAGATCAATATAAAATGGTGAGGTGTCCCACTTGCAAAGGTTCTGGTGATAACTCTAAATCAGAACTTGGTAGTTGGACTATAAGGAGAATTGTTGATTGCCCCAGGTGCTACGGCCGAGGGCAGGTTATGGTGGAACGATGATGGAGACTAAGGGAGAACACGTAATGGAAATTAAAGTAGAGTCACAGAGACTGAAGGAATTAGAGCGCGCGGAGGCAAAATTATCGGCCCTTGAAGCCGGTGGCGTCGGTTATTGGGAGAATTATGACAACTCGTTATCTGAGTATTGGGATGAAATTGAGCGTGAAGACAAAATAGATCAATTATTAGATGGCCTGGAAGAAGTTTTTTGTGACAAAGCGTTTATTTTTGGAGAAGAAATGCGTGCGCCTGCAATTGCTCTATTTTACAGAATGGGTGTGACTTTCAACCCCGAAAAGGAGGTCCGATAATGCATATAATCTTATCAAAAAAAGAGTATGAAGAACTGTTGGCTTATAAAGCGAAGTTTTTGAATGATAAGCATAAACACATTAAGTATATTGAGGCAAATTACCTTTTTGGTAGTATCAACACTTATGAGTCTGCTTCAGGTCTGAGTGTTACTGAAGAGTTTAGAGAAGGGTGGCAGGCAGCTAGGAGGCTTAAATGACCAAAGTAACTTTCGCATTAATAACCGGGTTATTCCTGATTTTAGGCATTCAGCTCTTTCACATACAAGATCTAAAGGTTGCTAACAATCTACTAGAGACCCAAAGGGACACCCTAGAGCCTGAACTCCCCTCAGGCGTAACCACCCCGCTGACACCTGAAACGGTGATGGTAGTAAATTTATTTTGTTCCTCCTGGGAGGAATTAATATCAGCAGAAGGAGAAACAAAATAATGAAAGTATATCTAGGTGGAACATGGAATAAGTCGACATGGCGAAACAGGATTATTCCAATGCTTAAAATTGACTTTTTCAACCCGGTTGTTGAAGATTGGACGCCAGATTGGATTGAAAAAGAGTTAAATCAGCGAGAAACCTGTGATTTTGTGTTGTACGTCATCACACCCAAGATGACTGAGACATACTCAATAGCTGAAGTTGTTGACGATAGCAATAAGCGTCCTAAAGCAACTATTTTGGTTAGATTACGTCATGATGACACGGAAAGCTTTAACGAAGCACAATGGAAATCACTCAATGCAGTAGCACAGCTAGTAGCTAACAATGGAGGCTCTGCTTTTACTAGCTTAGAATCAGCCTCAAGCTTCATAAATAAAATGGGTTTAAAGTGATCAAATACAAAGTATTCAAAACCTCGGAAGAGTTCGAGGTTTGGCAAATGGGATGCTCTCCAAATATAATCCAAATATTCCCGCTGAGCTTATCAGCGTCGATCAAAGGGGAGGAGCAGTCCTTTGATATGGAAACACAGGTAGGCTGTTTTGTTACGTATAGTGATGTTGGATAATGAATATCACGATCGTAACTCACAGGATAATTACAATCGAAGTTGATAGTAGCGAGCTTAGATTCACAGGCTTCATCTACAGGAAGCCTGTGTTAACTAAAATGCCGGTAGTCGATTTTCAAGACAAAAGTCTTGAAGAGATTGAGAGTAATTACGGTAGAAACACAGCTCTATATGTGTACAATAAAGCTTGTGAAGGAAAGGACTTAACAGCGCCTCTCAACGTTCCTGATATCCAGACTCAATCTTTTATTGACTTCATGGTCATAGACGATCCTGGAAGCTCTCTTAGTATTTACTTGCACGCTAATAAATATGTACAGGCCAAAGAAGACGTGCTGGTCTTAAAGGCTAGGACTGATGCTTATATTGAGCATGAAGCAAAGGAAGCTTGGGTGAAATTCAACATTAATAGATTCAGAGACGCTTATTTTAACAAAGGAGACTAAATTATGAGAAAAAAGACATTGTGGTTAACCGTAGGATTACCACGAAGTGGTAAAACAACTTGGGCAAAAGAACAGGGGATGCCTATCGTAAATCCTGATTCAGTTAGGCTTGCGCTACATGGGCAAAGATATCAATCTTTAGCAGAGCCTTTTGTTTGGGCTATTGCAAAGTTAATGGTCAGAGCATTATTCCTTGCTGGTCATGATGCTGTTATTGTTGATGCTACAAACAATTCTATTAAGCGTCGAAAATTATGGAAGGGTTCATGGGAGCTGAAAAGTTTTACTCTTACAACGAGCAAACAAAAATGCATTGATAGAGCAAGAGCTATTGATGATGAAGAGATAATCCCCATTATCGAACGGATGGCGAAGGAACATCAACCGGTACAACCTAACGAATTCAGTTCATAAAAAGTTATAAGCAGCCTAGCTAGTTTTTTGATAGTCGGCTTCCGAACCAGGATGAAATAACCCCTTCCAGGAATAGCCTGGAGCCTTCATTAAGCTTCATCTCAGTAAACATCTCAGTCCCTATCAGCCCTAAGCCGATAATTACGGTAAGGGGCCTGATAGCAGCCCTAATATCAACTACCCATTGCCCCGGCTCACCAATCACGTCCCGGTTAAAGAACTTGGTCTGGGCTTCCTTAAGCTCTGACATCGACTTGACATAACCTGGGAGCACTTCAGGGTTTGTAGTTGCTAGAGATCCCATTGTCCGCTCCGGCGTGTCGGCCTCACCATTGATAAACTTTTTCTTAACAAAGTCGAACGCCGGAGGGATTATCAGTGATCCAAGGCTTACGATGGCATCAAGGATCATTTTTTATTAATATACTTGTAGAAGGTCTTCAGGAGCTGGTCAAGGACTGCCGTGACCCCTGCACTTGCCATTGTGTAAATCGCAGGCGGAACACCTGAGCTGCCATCCCCAGAGGCTCCGATAAGGCCAAGTAGCGCGCCGATTACAACAGTTCGAGTAAACTTCCACCAGTTCCACTCTTCCCCGTTCTGAACTTTCGCAACATATGTCGATAAATTAACCGCTAATGCCCCTATCAAACTTAAAAGTATTTCCATAATCTACCTCTTAATAAAGCCATGCAACATCATTGGCTAAGTTTTTATCCACGTCAATGTGAATAAATGTTTTTGCAATTCCAATCCGGTTAACATTTTGCTTGATAGCGGCAGCAAGGATATTGTACCTACCGCGAGAACCGTTAATTTTGATATCAGCAGCAGTTCCCTTTAGATGAGCAGAGTTTTCGGCTCCACCCTGTTTTTTATTCCACTCCTTGCACCGGCATCCGCTTTCTATAGTGATTGGGCCTACTAGTTCGCGCATGTAGTCGAGCGTCGTCACAAGTTTAGGGGACACCTCATTAAAGCCACAGCCACATTTGCACTCAAATTCTTCAAGCTTAAAGTATTTGCCTATCTGCTCATTTGCCATAGTCTACCCCTTTTTAAACAAAGCTACAAGTCCTAGTATCCCTGTAATCGCAGGGATTGCTACAAGACACCACTTACCAATAAGCGCGAAGGCTTTATCCGATGCCCTGTCAATCAAGAGATCCCTAATAAGATGGTTTAGCTCCTTAATCTCTGAGAATAAGGCATCCATTTTGCCCTCCACGTCCTCTTTGTGTGCATCGAATTCACGGTATGTTACATTCTCTCTTCTTTCTAACATTACATCTCCGGGTTGATCTGTCATTATCGTAGCGTGCTTGTACCTCTGAGGCCCTGGAGTCCTATAGGTGGAGGTGTTGGACGTGCTTCTGGGGTTTGTTGTTGACGGGTACGCATAACAGGTGGCTGTGCACCACTTATGGTTTCTTCTGCCCTGCCTGCACGAAAAGCTGAAGGGGCAACCCCTCCAACTTTGAAAGCCTTTGTTCTGGCTTTGGCTAAGGCCTTGGCGAGAACAATCTGTATCCTCGGATCTGTAATCAACTTGTCTACAATAATTGCACCTGTTGCAAATTTCACCCCAGCCCCAAGCCCTGCTCCATAGCCACCAATCGCCCCAGCCAAACCACCTGCAACTAGCCCTCGCACAGGAATCATAGGTTTCTTTTCAAAAGATATTATTCTGTCTTTTATTGCTTTAGTTAGCTCTATATTTATTCCTTCACTTTTATTTAGTAATTTTAGCTCTGGATGTAATTCTTCAAGTTTTGATTTAGCTGCATCTCTAAGAGTATTTCTAACCTTTGCCCTAACTTGACCAAACCTGCTTGATAGATCAGGTTTGAATCCCTTGTTGAATCCCACTTTTATGTCTTGAATTTCTCTCGGAGTTAGCGTCTCACCGTGAAGGGATTTAAATTGTTGCCGCATTCTTTGAATCACCTTTATATCTGGCAACTCTAATCCTTCTTTGGCAGCAGTATCTATAAGCCCATCCAAAGATTTAACAATATCATCAGTTTTTATCATGATTCCATCTTTTGTTTTTGTGTCGATAATGCTATTAACACTTTTTCTTATTTTTGAACTCTCTCTATCTAATTTAATTAAAGATTTTCGGTTTATATTTAACCCTTTATTTATAAAAGCCTCTGCAAGCTCATCGACCCGTTGTAATCCTTTTGCTCTTGGCAAATCTAGGGCTGTTTTAGCTAGGCTATTTATTCTCTCTTTTTTGGCAAGCAACTTACTTCCACTAACCAGTAATGCCCTTGAAGGTTCAATCGATTTACCAAAAGCCTGCAATTCTTTCCCAAATGCAGTTACCTTAGTTAATTTCGTGGCGAAACCAGCTCCAGATAAAACAGCCGAAAAGTCAGAAAGAAATCCAATAGGATCATCTCTAAAAGTCTCTTTTATAGCATTTAAACTTCCATACCTATCTTTAAAGAATGAGCCAACAGACCTTGCCAGTCGCTCTTTCCCTTGTTCCCCTGGAACCATTAGCTGTGCCAGTCCAAGCCCCAAGTCTTTTAGGCTTGTTGCAGTGTCTATAGGATGCAGTATTGTTTGTGCAACATTTCCTACATATCCACGAAAGCTTTCTGGAACATTTTTTAATGTCTCACCTAAATAACTAAACGCATCCCCATCAGGCTGACTGATTACTTCAGGCGTGTCTATACGTTGTTCTGGTAACACAGGAACGTCACCAACGCCTAAAGGCTGTGCATTTGCCCCTTTATCAACTGGAAAACCAGCTTCAGTTATTTGTGGGTTCACCTCGTTAAAGCTTGTAGGAACTTGGGCTTTAGCCTGTAATTGAGGTGTTGGCTGAGGCCCTTGCAACTCAAGCTCACGTTCACGAATCTGTATCAGACGTAATCTATCTTGATCATTCACTGCTAGATTCCTTTATTGTGCTGGTTTCGACATTAATCGCTGCTTCTCTGCTGCAAGTTCTTCTCTAGTCATAGTATTTATGTCCATAGAGCTTGTATCTACTTGTTTTTGTATTTCTTGTTTCCCTCCAGTATCAATCCTTTTTCCACCTAATCCTATAGCATCTAACAAAACATTAAGTTCTTTTCTTATTTTTGGGTCTTTAGCCCTTCCTGTAATGGCTCTTTTTTGTGCATCTGTAGCAGTTTCAAATAAAAGCTGTATTACTCCCATCTTAAAATCTCTAATAGCTTTTGTATCACGAAACTTAGGCATCCCGTTGACAACTCTCCTGATGTCAGTATCTGTTAATACACCTCGTTCTCCACCAAGTGCACGTGAAATAACTCCAGTGAACTGAGCAAGCTGGTCCTCATATGCAGCAGCAGCAGTATTTGTTTTAGCAAATGCGCCTGCTTTCAATGTTCCTCCTTGAATAAGCGCACTTGCAGCATCTGTTGCAGTAATAATCTGTTTGCTCAGTTCATCAAGCTGTGTAACTATAAACCCAGCATTATCAAGATCAGCTATTTTTTGTAACTGAGTCGGGGTAGCAGCAAATCCACCAGATTTACGAACCTCTCTCATAGTAGTTCCTGCTGGGAATTTTGCTAATGTATCAGGATTAACAAACTTTGTTAAATCTGTAGAACTTAGCGGAGCATCAAGCCCTGCCTCGATCCTTCCCTTGACTTTCCCTGTTGAGACTTCAACAGCTCTGTCCTGTTTTGTTTGAAGAACATCTGCACGTTCATCTGGTGAAAGTTCAGTGAAGGATTTGTTGTAAAGTTCTAGTGAAATTTCTTCTGCAGTTTGAGTTATTTTTTGTTTAACTCCAGCCCCAGCCCCCGGCTTCTCCTGCCCGTAAGTAGTAAGAATGTCGTTAACCGACACGCCATTAGCGAGCATCCCGGCGATGTCGTTGGTAAGCTGCCCGACATCAGCCTGGACACCGTTAGATATTAGCTGAGCGGCTAGAGACTCTGCTTGTGGGGCAATGTTTTTTTCTGCCTCAAGTGAGGCGATTTTCTCTTTAGTCATATCCACTGCTTTGCTACTAGACTGAATGCCACCATACCTACTTAGTATTTCATTGAAATCTGAAGAGTAGTTATCAACGATGGTTTCACCCTTAATGCCAAGCTTACTGCTATTCTTTTCTATCTTGTCATATCTTGAATTTAAAGTGACAATTTCATCTTCCAACTTTACAGCCTCTGCATCATCAACTTTTATTGGGTCAATACCGAAGATCTCCGCTTTTTGATTTATGAATTCTAATTTTTTACGTGCAGGTAATTGTCTAGTCTCAAGGTTTGTATCAATCCAGTCAATTTTATTTTTTATCTCACGTTGTTTCTGCTGTTGCTTAACTTGTTGTTCTTGAAAGGCCAATTTATCCCTTTCTACTCCAAGCTGTCCAATCTTAAGTCCAAGCTCTTCTACCTGGAGATTATATGGTTGTGGACCTACTGGGCCTATTAGCCCTACATTAACTGGCATTAGAGCTACCTCCTTTTGAGCTAAAGTTGTAACTGCCACCTGAGCCACCTAAACGATTAGCAATAATACCTTTTAGATAATTTTCGTTAGATACTGATTCTCCAAATTGTCCTATACTCCTGTATATCCCAGCATTAACAGATGCTTTTCCCAATGCAAGATTTGAGAGATCAGTTTGTGCTCCACCATACAAACCAAATGCGCCCAAGGCTGTTTCTGGAGAAGTTGCTGCTGGGCCTACACCTGCAAGATATCTACGTTCTGCTCTAATCCCTTCTATATCTCTAGCCAACAGACCTTCAGTTAGGTCTCCAGTTGCTCTTCCAAAAGCTGTCGATCCTCCTCCCCCAGAAACTAACCCAAGTGCTGAGTACTGCCGTGCTAATGCCTCAGTTCCACGCTTAAGCCCAACATTAAACAGCTTGCTGGTTCCAGGTCCACGTTGTACATCAGCCTCTATTTGTTTTATTGCAAGCTGCCTTGTAAGACTTGCAGCCTCTCTTTCAGATTTCCCTTCAGTAATCATTTGGTTATAGATAGCAAGAGATTTATCTCCAAACTCTTTTTGTATTGCGGTAGAATTTGCAATCCCTTTTTTCTGCTCTTTTGCAGCTAATAGATCAGATATAAGTGTTGATAAACCCATTAAAATTCTCCCTTCTGAATATTCATTTCGATTAAATGCTCTGCACGGCTTCTGTCAAATCCGTCACCGATGCAGTGCTTCCATATATACTCAAGTTTATCATTAATGTGCTCATAGTCAACCTCAGCAACGTTATTGCAGTGCCTGACGGCATCTTTAATCTGCTGTTTACGGTCAAGTGCTATATCAAGCGCCTTGCCAGGCTCAACTCCAAGTAGGTCAATAAGAGAGTCGGCAGCTTCATGCGGGTCTCTTTTAACAACTAAAACTGGTGCATTAGGATAGAACTTCCCGATATCCATAGTAATAAGAGATGAGTCTGAATCGCCAACAAATGCATAGTTCAGTCCTTTCTCTGCAAGCTTAACCTGGAACGCATCAACGTTATCGCAGTCCTTCATTGCCTCGTGGAAGCAGAAGGTGTTGCCAGCAGTAAAAAACACGCTGAACCAGGCTGTCCGGCTGCGAGGGAGTCCAAGTATGAAGAAGTTGTTCATTAATTAATGATTAACCTTATGTTTGCCGGAATAGCCATGGGCATATCACCACAGACTATGTTTGAGTATCCGCTTTCAAGTGTCCCTTTCCAGGCTGTTGCAACGAAGCAGTGGTTCCCTGGGGACATGTTTTGTGTGGTAAAGGTAGTTACGTTTGGGCCTCCTATTTCTGATGTCAACCGATCGTATGGAGGGCCTTGAGTAGTTGAAGTGTAAACATTGTACCCATCAACATTCTCTGCATTTGCATCCCATTCGATAGTGAACGTACCACCAAAAGCTTGACACGCTGTCATAAAAATGACGCTAAGTATAATTATACAGTATTTCATGGTTAAATCTACTTTATGCATTATCAATTCCAATTAATTGCCCTCCATATGTTTCTCCGGCATCACTTCCAGACTTACCGAATTGCAACCGATACAACTTTCCATCTGTCATAGTCAATGCAACAGTTCGCAGCCGTACAAACACTGCTGATGTCGTTGATAATCCTGAGTCTGTGACAACAACACTATCTGTCTCATTATAGAGCCGAAAATAAACAGTCCCGGTAGTAGCACGTAAATAAGCCTCTAAGTAAAATGTTATCTGCGCCCAGTTTGCCGCAGTATACAAAAACGGCAGGCCGTAGCTCGAATAAGCAACTCCAGTAAATGCAGTAAACCAAGTTTCAAACACTCCACGTTGGTTAAACGATCTAATCGTATTAACATAGTCAGCTTTTCTTCCCCACCGAATAATCATTATACTTCCGTTTTAAATGAGATCTTCGTAGCATCTGCACCTGTTGCAGTAAATTTGTAAGTTATGCAATCTCCATTAGTATCAGCAGCAGCTAAGTCAATCGTATATGTGCCACTGCCAATTTCGACCACCGCATTAGTCATGTTCACATATGCAGCACTGTCAATCATCATCTGAGCTGTAACTGTTAAGCCTGTCCCTGGGGAGACATGATCAGTACTCAAAATCATCTCAAATGGGAAACCAGCAAGTGCAGTATTCTTTTGTATCCCTTCAGGTAGGTTGTCAGTGTTTGCTTTAATTAATGCAGTTTCACTCTTAATCGCAGCATTATCAGCAGACACTGATAAACCTGCTGGTGCACCAAGTCTACTATATGAATCCCCTGTTTGAGCCGATGTTGATTGTAATGCTGCGTTATTGATATTGTCCATATATCCAGCACGAGTCGCTGTGTAATTAACTGCAAGAGCAGCTAGTTCAGTCCCCCTCATAGCAGTTCCTAATGGTTCAGTATCTCTAATTGCTTCATTAGAATCAGTTGTAGGATCAAAAGTGCCTGAGCCTGCTCCTGTTGCCTGTATTTCAGCTAATGCTGTTGCATCACCTGCTTGCTTACCTGCTACTAAACCTAACCATTCAGCAAGTGACGTTATACCAGAGAAAAGAGCTGATGTAATTCTTGCAAGCAAGGTATCAACATTCACATCAACAATAGCAATGTCAGCACTGATTGAAGTACTCACAGGTGCTCCGATTCTTGCAAAGTTGTCACCTGTTTGAGCTGTGTGTCCTGTCAAGACACTGACTTCTGGAATTACTGCTCCTGTGTGTGTTACTCCTGCCAATATTACGCTACTTCCATCAATATCATTCAAAACATCTAAAGTAGTTTTAGTTCCAGCAATCTCGTATCCTGTTTTATCATTATTAGTAGCTACAGTTACTTCACCTGTCGTTAATGTGATACTCATATCAGCAAAGTTACCTGGGAATACTTGAGTTAGGCTATAACCTGTTTTATCTAAGTTTGTAGTAATATTTTTTATTGTTGTCCCTGAGAAATCAACCACCGAAGTAGGACTACCAATATTTGCCCAATCCATACCAGCCTCACCAGTTAAAGATACATCAAGAGTATTTGCAGGAGTTGTTGAGCGTACTAACTGATCATTTCCATAACTTGCATGAGTGACTATGTCATAGATATCTTTTTCAGTATTATCATTGAGTTGAATCTCAAGTGGTAAATAAGCCATGTTCGTAGCACCCTTCAAATCGATTCCAACTTGGTCAACACCAGTAGCTAATGCAGCATCTGGGACACCAAGTTGATATCTACCAGGCATATTAGTTGCATCAAGTTCAATAAACCCTCCACTTACCCATGTCCCGAGGGTCATTGTTGCTAAAGTGATTGCAGTTGCACCAGCATCTCCACTCCTGTAATAGTATGCAGTTATATCGCTATACAGTACCCCAGCTAACCCAGCTCCTGTGGTTGAAGATGAGTCACTGATAAAAATTTCAACCAGCTTTGATGTCGTTCCCTTTTTAATCTCTAGTTTCATATTCTATCCTAATGGATTCCATGTCATTTGGCCTTGTCCGCCAAGGCCATTTAGATTGTGATAACGTGATATTCTTCCAGTTAATGTTGGTGCAACATAAAACCATGCAGGGCTAAATGTTTGCTCGAACATTGCGTAGGGGGTTAGGCAAACATCTTTCACTTCTGCACCATTTAGAGCTCTATCCCATACATATAAATATTCTATATCACCTTGAAGTACTTCGACCAGTCCAGTAAAGTCCGAGTAAGTAGCTCTCCCAGCAAGACACCATGCAGCTCCATCATTATCAACAACTCCTGTTGTGGTACTGGTTTCCTGTAAACCAGAGACATAAACAGCACTAGTTACTCCATCAGTCACAGCCACAACATCCCACCAATCACCTGTAGTTAAAATAGTGCTAGAAGTCGTGGCTATCGGGCTTCCTGCCACAAACACAGTAAATCTTAATTCACCAGCAGAAGCTACACGTTTAAACTGAAACGCTCTTAAAGATGAACTGTCACTATCAGCCGCGCAAATTTGACCATCCAAACCTATAACGTCACTATATTTTACCCTTGCAGCAATAGTAAAAATACCACTAGGCATATTCCATGTTTTTAATTTTACAATGCTTTCTGTACCGTCAAAAGATAAAACATACCCGGTCTTACCTGGAACCCACTGAACATTCCCATCAAAAGCACCTAAATATAATTTGTCATGTCCGCTTATGTCATAAATATGATTTCCTGTCCCTTCGTTGCATAGAAACCCACCAACAAGTCCCGTTGCAAGAGGATGAGTTAAATTTAATCGTGTACCTCTGATTGGTTTAATTTGCATTACTAAAACCTAAGTAATATCCCATCTGGATGCTTTATATGAGCATCTCACATCATGAGAGTCAGTTGATCCTGTTTGTACGAATCCAACTCTAATATGTGGGGGTGGATTTACTATTTCAATTTCCAATCGACTTGTATCAGTTGCGTTATCGATAGTGATTGGATATGCGGGTATGTTTGTCCAGCTCACCCCAGCGTCTGGTGAAGAGTACACCCTGAACTCAACATTATCTGTAGGGGTTAGATCAAAATCAACCTCTGGCCATAGAACAAGAAGGTCGTATCCATTGGTCTCAAGATCTACAGTCGAACTGTACTCCTCTGTAACCCCAGATAAGGTTGTATAAGTTGGTGTTCCATCTCCTTCAATCCATGTTTGTGCTGTCCAAACTCGCTTAGCTATAGCCATTTTGTCCCCTTAATTTTATCAAATAAATCATGCGCGGAGGATCAGTCACCCCGATAACTCCATTACTAAAAATAGCTAATAGCTCGTATTTTCATTCTATTTTTACGCATGATTAAACAATATTCCTCTCAAATCCCCAACCCCAATAACGTTGACGAAGTGCATTTTGTTCTTTGATTACAGCTTTATTATATGCTGCATCAAGTCTATTCCTCTTCGTAATATTGGGAATATCCTTGTGAGTCCTAACCGATATCACATACTCGACTAATGTTCCAGCAGCGATGCCATTGATTTCTGCTGTTGTTACCGATGCCAAAATACTTGTTTTAACCTTGCTAGGATCTTCAATAATACAAGATGACAACGTTTTATTTGCAAGATTCGTTTGTACAGGAACAGCTATATGCATTACAACCCTTAGGCTGTTCCCTTTATCTGACGCCTCTAAAATATGATAATTTGACATTTCCCTCCTATATAGTAACTAATGAACTTAACATATTGATATGGTATTCACCTTTTGTCTTGGTGAAATGAATAGTGTCGTCTGCTAAATGAGTTTGAATAGCCGGATCAGCAGGTTCATATGATCCCAAATCACTAATCTGTGATTCTGTGATAGAAATAGCACCTTGTGTAAAGTGAATTGTAGTGTCTGATATGTGTGGAGCAATAGAAGTATCTCCAGCAAGCCCAGGGATATTTTCTGAGTCAAGGACGCCCTTTGTCCCTTCTCCAATCCCAAGTGATATATGATGGATATTAAACGCCCACATCATAAACCCTTCAGGGTCGGTTCTGAAATCAGGCGGCTCTAGGTATTTTATCTGAGGCATTACCTACGCATTTCCTCGAAAGTTGCATCCATATTGATTAGGGTGAAATCATTTGAATCAGTTTGTACAATTTCAAAGCCCCAATCAACGCCTAGCGTTCCAGGGTAATCAATATAATGTCCAGTGCTATCAAACTGCCCAAGTGAAACTTCTTTGTAGTCAGTCCACAATCCATTGTCCGTTTTATATCTCCACATAAAAACAGGCACTGAGCCAGTAGAATATGCCTTGTCACCTCTGTCAAATGTGAACCCAATCCGGTTAAGGCGAGTATTACGACCTGAGGCAGAAGGGCGAACGTTGAACTTCCTTACATTACGAATTGGCTTGCCATTATCAGTTTTGAAGTCGATTCCCCATTCAAAGACTTCTCCAGTTGGACTGTAATCTCCAACGTAAGTTTTGCCATTTAAAAACATGTACGAATTAATAGGCATCCGCTCCCACTGAGCATTCCCCCATGTATTATCTTCGTACATTATTTTGTGCTTGTAGTCTTCAATAAAACACTTTCCGTCATCAGGGGCAAACCACCTTATTACGTGCTCTTGTTCAAAGTTTATCCCGTAAATAGACTCAGGATGTAGCAACTCAAATACATATCTCTCGATCTTATCTGAAATAACCTTAGCCACTCCACCTTCAAGCATATAGAAGCGCCTGTCATCACCATACCAATATAGCGTATTGTTGGCCTTGACTACGCTATAATCAGCTCCAGTGCCCTTATCTACCCAGGCAGACTGTTGTGTGACGTAAGTTGCAGCATCAGACCCAACTTCAACCCATACTTCTATCCCGAAGTCTTTAAATACGTACGCTTTCTCTTTCAAAACTTTTAGGTTTCTAATTTTACTCCCATCCATTTTGATGTAAAACGAAAGCGAAAGTGTTGATGAGTAATCTTCCTCATTATTTGGAGCAGATGCTCGTACTTCCTGTAACGGGTTTGTACTTAAAGATGTATCAGTCTGCCCAGCCATCAACACCTTGTTTCCAAGGATGTCTATAAAACGCGCATTTGGTGGGGTTCCGCCAAGTAATGTAACTGCACCATTAGAAATTTTTAGCGGTATACCACCATCACACAGAATATATTTACTATTTCTATTCACATATTGAGTCCGGTCTGTTTTACTACCCCTAAAGAAAGAATAAGTGATTTCAGCAGGAGTGTCCCCTAATGTAAAGACTCTTTCATCGTCAGTTATTGCATATCCGGTGTCTTCAGGTATAAGCAAGTCTACAGCGCTATTAGCACCAGTGCTTTTCCATGCGCCGAAGCCTTGACGCTTCTCCCAGTGCATAGCATCGGTAAGCCTACCATTCCTAAGCTCAATGCTCGTCGGAATATAGTTCTCTTTAGGATCTATATTCTTCTGCAACAAAGGTGTAGTTGCTATGTTTTTTGTTATCCCACGGATTGCCATTTTATATTAATAAACCCCAATAGTTTCAGTATCAAGAACCCACTTACCACCGTTGTATCTAAATGTCCATGAAGAGTATGAGCTTAGGGCAGTTCCTGCTGCTGAGCCTCCAGCATAGTCAGTATCAAAATCTACTGTACTTGCAGTTACACCTGCTTGCTTTATTTGTATCGTGAGTGGTGTACCGTTTGGAATAAGCGAGCCATACAATCCTGACGTAGGGTTTGCAAATGTAATTGCTGCTGCATCATCCAAAACACCAAGATGAAAACCACCGTTGTCCATTTCAACTGCTACTGTCCCTGTTAATGCATTCCCAATATTGTTGCTTTTAGGGATATTATACGGAGTTCTAGTCACCCAGCCAGTGATAGCCTGCACACCAGCAGTCCCATCGTAAACCTGGTTTTGTTTCTGGCCTATTATAACAGCTTTGCTTCCTGCTGTCGTTGTAAAATTACCATAGTAATATTTTTTGTCAGTCTTCCTCGTTAGATTAGCACCGCCTAAAACAGTTAATGTATTGCTAAAACCAGTAGCACCGACTAGAGCCACATCCATTACATAATATGCGTAGTATGAAGCAGTAACATCTCCTGTAGCTGAGTCAACTGTCTCAACAGTACTGCCAGTAATCCTTTTAAGAACTGCCTCACCACTACAAGCATTAATCCTTAAGTGTGCTCCAGTAGGAGTTGCTCCTGCTGACCTGAAGTTATTTTCCATATGTGCACCATCAATGGTGCCACTGAAACCATTTGCAATCCGAATGCCATAATAATAGGCATTCCAAATTCCAAGCCCATAAAACATACAATCATTCTGAGCAGCAGGGACGTCTATTCCATACGCTCCACCATTTGTGCGTACTCCATGGAATGATAATGCATTTGTTACATATGCACTATTGGTGTCAGTGTTCGATATTTTAATCCCGGTACCATAATAAACTATAGTAGTGTCAATATTGTATGGTCCATACGCAGATAAATGCGTGAAAGACGACTCACCAACATTGTCAATATGAATTCCAATTCCATCACCAAAGCCACTCACAGTAATGTTATCCATAGATATATTATTCATCCAGCCGTCACCGCCAGCTACTCTGAAGCATGTTGATAAATTAGTCGCATCACTTTGTATAAAATCTAAATCATTAAATTCAAATTTACTTACATATGTAGTCCCACCACTCATTTTAAACTCAAGTGCAATCTCTCCAGCAAGAGCTAACTCATTTCTAATACGACACCCATTTCCCTCAATGATCTTTTTCCTGCCGTCTGAAGCAGTAAAATTATAACTTACGGGGTTTGAAAGGGTAATCTGCCGCCTATCAGGAAATCTAAGTACACCAGGATAAGCAAGTGCCAACCATGCAGTAATTCCCTGTTTTAAAGGAATTGAAGCGTCAGTACCATCAGTAGGAAGGCTAAAATCTCGCTCCAAATTAATATTAGTTGCGTCAAAACTTACCTGGTAAGTTGCAGGCGTGTATCCAGCGGCACCAACTAGATCAGTAAAAGATGTAGTGTCACCAAGCCCAGTTACAATAGCCTTCCATGTAGGTGTTGCACCCTGGTTGATGTACAGTCCAAGCAACACATTGTTTGCATCAAGCAGCGCAAAAAGCTGGTTACGGTTAGCCTCAGTGGCTGTCGGAAGAGCAGTCCCAGAGTTCCCTTCCCACATTGTTGCAGTGTCAGAGGTTATCTTGACGTTAGGCCAGGTGAAAAGCGTGCTACCAGTTGATGTGAGACCAACCATTTTATAGTCACCGTCACCATAAAATGTCGCTATACCAAGAGTATTTGCAGTTATCCTAAACGTAGCACCAGTTTTATCCTCTGCTGTCCAGACTTCTTTATCATCGCTAGTTCCAGCAGCATAGAAATCTATAGTATACCCTGCATACTCGCTGCCGAGAGGAATTGCTTGGAATTTTGCTCCGCCGTCGCTCACTTTATTCTCCTTTAATAAGCTGATTCACTAAATGTATCACTAGAATCAGACCTAAAGTTTTGTCTGGCTAAATCTGAAATAGCAATCTCAAATAGTTTAAACTGTTTATTTGCTTGGTCATCACCAACCAAATCCAGCATCTTCCAGTAAATCCCTGCATCTAAAGCAGTTCTCCATTCTGAAAGTAAGGTTGAATATCTTGAATCAGTAAGATCAAGTTGCTGTATTTTAATCGTAAAGTCAATTGAAATAGCATATGTTGATTTGTCAGGAATGCGATCTAAATAAAACTCACGATTATAGTATGCAATATGCCATGGATGTCCATTAGTTGATGTTTTCCAAATCTTTGATTTAGACACATATTCTAATTTGTGGTCATGATCAGCAATCATGTATGTTCCACTTGTTGGAGTAACAGTGAAATCAGGACTGATTTCAGCAATATCTCCTAATATACTTACAATCCTCACCATTTCAGCTTTAGCATTACCAGATGTTATGAATAATAGCCTCCCAAGATGCGAATCATTTCCATCACCAACAGCCAGGGTAATATTGTTTGATGTTGCAGCCTGAAGTGTCCCTCTTGTCCCTCCATCATAAAACGTAACATCTTGTATGCTTTCAAAGTTTGTTGGCGCAGTTATCTTTTGCAAATAAATAGAAGGGATAATAACTTTTGTTGATTCAAGCACATCCCATTCAAGTTTACTTGCAATAGAGTTCTTAACTTCCTCTAACCAGAAATCAGTCGCTCGTGCTATTAAATCAACTGAAGGATTAGAATCAAACTTATGCAGTCCTTCTAGAACTATACTATTTGCTGTTGGTGCTACTGGTATTGCCATTGAAACCTCACAAGGCAGGAGGGACGACCTCCTGCCTTATTAAATTACTGTGCCATTGTGTATAGAACCATCAAGTCAACATCTCCTGAGGTTGCACCTGTAGCCGGAGCAGCAGACACAAGGATGTCGATTGTATCATCAGCAGAGTAAGTATAGTTCAGACCGACTTGGTTGCTAAGCCTACCTACTCCACCTGTCTGCCCTATAGTAGAGCTGCTGATAAAACGGTTAGTATCACTACCGTCACCAACATCCAATGCAATTAGAGGCGTTGCATTAGAGTCAAGATCAGCCGAACCTAGAACTACGTCAAGCACTGTTGCCCCTGTCGGAACTTTTACCATTTCAATAACATCATTAAGGGCCAACGCTGCTGTTAAAGTGTATGTTGCATAAACGGCAGTGACATCAATCCCAGCCCTAGGCTGAACAGTAGAAGCCACTTTAGATGCTGTAAGTGTAGCCATATTTCAATCTCCTTATATTAAGCATTTACTACGCATCACTTATCTGTGTGCGTGCTGTATAGCAAGCAATACTACCAAAGTCCTTGCTATTAAAAACTGGTTTGCCTGCTTTTGATGTCATTCCCCATCCAAAACCATGTTCCTCTTCATAGTCAAAAGTTGCAGAGACGACTTTTGGACGTTCACCCCAGGCCCAAACAAGAGATTGTGCACCCATAAAGATTGATTTAGATCCAGCAACCGAAGCGCCTCCCCATGTAGTTGCAATCGGCACATTTTCATGTTCATGGATTACAACTCCATCCCAAATAGCTTCAGATCCGGTAAATATTGGGTTATCCTTACTCCTTTCAAGAGCATCCCTTCTTGCCTGAGCAAAAGTTGAGTCAAGTTTTATATCAAACATTGAATCTGGATGCAGAAGAAGAATAAAGTAATTCTTCCCATTGATTCGTATTGGCCTTAGTGGCGTCTGAGTACGATTTCCACCAGTAAGGGCCCACGTTTTAACCTGGCTAATGAACTTTGGCGTAATTTTGTCAGATGCAGTTACACTAGCAGACGGGTCTGTAGTTGAAGTGGTAACGGTTCCACTCTGAATAGAGAAGTACCGTGTTGGAGATGTAGTTAAAGCATCCATACACAACTGATCGACTTTCTCACTTCCCCAGTCTTTAATAGCGTCAACAGCCTCTGTATCAATAGAAAACATTGTGCGTTGTCGATCCAAAGAGCCATTATCTCTTACTGCATGCCGATATCGCTCAAGAGATAACCCAAAGTCATGTGTAGTTAGCTTCTCTTCATTTCCCTCAAGAGTCTGTCCAGAGGTTACTCCAGCCCCTTTTAGCCTCATCCTGATGCCAAAGGTAATGTTATCCCCTTTTGATTTTGTTAATTCTTCCTTTGTCTGTATGATCGACCTATTAGAGTCAGACATAAATCTTGCGAAATATGCTTCCTTAATAGTGTCTCGATATAGCTTCTCATCCCATGCCTTTTTAGTCAGGGCATTGTCTGTTGCGAAAGCTGTTTTAGCCATAGTACTTAAGTCTCCTTCTTAGATTTTTTGTAATAGTTTATCAAGATCTTCATCTGATAAATTAGGTATTTGATCAGCAGAAATACTAACGGCTGAGTTATTACCTGAAGAGGCAACTTTGCTTGTTAATCCACTAGGTGAACTTGAAGCCTCTTCGATCCTCTTTATTGTCCCTTCTTGTTTTTCTCTCAATTTCTCAAGTTCAGATTTTAAAGCATTTGTTTCTCTTGTGCTTTTAACTTGCCTTGCATATGAAAGGATTATAGCCGGGTCAGAAGTTGCAAATGGGTCAGCTTTAAATGCCACAATATTGGCATCATTAAATCCATCATTCTTTGCTAACTCTGCTATATCATCAAGCATATCTAAAACCCCAGGAATCTGTCCTAATACAATCCTCTCATTTGACTCTCGTTGCTGTGTAAGATGGTCCTTCTCTAACTCACTTAACGCATTATCTCTATCGATCTGAGCCTTAGTAGCTATTGAGATTTCGTCTACAGTTTCTTCTCCATAAGTTTCTTTTAATGGATCTAACTGTGACGGCTGAGTTTCAAGTCGTTCTCTTTCTTTCTTACGAAGATCACCCAACTCATTTGCCTGCCTCTGCATCAGCAACTCTTTTTCATCCAACTGTTTTTGAAGCTTTTCAAGGTCTGTAGGTTCTTTGATAGTTTCCCCACCTTCATGAGTATCATTAACATTGCCTTGATTCTTACTTACACCATCATCTCCATCCTTACTTACACCTTCAGCACTGCCATCTTCCTCACTAGACTGTGTCCCTTCCTCTGATGAAGTTAGCAGCTCATCGAGGTCAGAGTCATTAAGTGTTGAAACGTCAGTGGTGTCCTGAGTTATGTCATCTTCCATTACATCTTCTCCTTTGGTATCAATAATTGATAGTGTCCCATTTTAGGTCTACACTTTAATATATCCATTAATTACTTTTTGCAATTAAAGTCTTCTGTATTTCTGTCTTATTCTTATTCTCTTCAACTTGTGCCCGCTGTTGCATTGTCTTCTCAATTTCACCCTTCATTTTGTCTTTGTCTGGCAAGTCGGATAACTCTACAAGCATATTAGGAGGTATTGGTAACCCCTTTCCTGCCATCTCTGACCAAATAATGAAGTTAGCATGACGTGTAGTTGGGTTCAAGGCGCTTTCTCCAACAGCTACATCATATTTTGTCAAATCAGCATTATTCAGCAATTCATATATCTCTTCCCTCAATATCAATTCTTCAGGTTTCTTTTGTTCCTGTTCTGCACCGGTTGAACCTTGGTCTTGCATCTGGACCGCTCCCTGCATTTGACTCTCCTGCTCCTGCTGCTGCTGTTGCTGCATTTGCTGTTGCATTTGAGACATCTGAGCCTGATCCATTTGTTTCTGTCCAACCAACTGTCTACCACCTATTTCAATCTGTTCCCTTCCACTACGATTTTCTAAAATCCTTAGAATTCGATCTGTTGTATAGACTTTTTGTATCAATTTGACGATAATTCGACCTAATAGCCTCTTAGATAATGACAAGTTATCAAAAACAAATTCATTACCTAAAAGTCCTTGCCTCTTTCTTTCAACAATCGCTATTCCAGACTGGGAATTACTTCCATTACCCTGCATTTCGAGATTGACGTTCATGATGTCCCTAACTTTTTGGGAATCAATAGTCATCATGTTTACTAGTTCAGAAGGGAACCGGACGCCTTGAACTTGTACCGGAACTCTATCTACACTTGTAACCTTTGAATTGAAGCCTGGAGATGAAGAGTTTTTTCTAAAAGCTTCGGCATCTTTTTTAGTCGCAAATGTCTGGTCATCATAAAACCAACCATATGCTGCCACTTTATTAAGGATATCTACTGCCTGAGAGTGACGTTTATTTATTTCTTGCTGCGAGTCTTTTGCAGGTTCAATTTTACCCCAAACCTTATTTTTCCTCTTTTTAACATAAAATGGGATTATCGGAAACACTTCGTCGAAATATTTGTCGATCCTACGGTCAAGCAAAACATTCCCGGCTGTAGTCATAACCTCCATTCTAGTCTTTACACGAGGGACAGCTTTAATTCCATCAATAGTTTTTAACCTGGATATTTCAGCTTGAGACCAACTATTAGCTTCAAAGAAGTCATCCTCAAGGTTAATAACTACATATTCTTTTCTGTAATCCTTTCTCCACAATTCTAAAACTCTATACTCTTTCTTCGCAATATCGACATATTCAGGATTCATGAAGACAGTTTCTTCATTATCTGCCTTTGCATATTGATTTTCAGCGTAGTTAACATATGAAGATCCAATATCCTTGTAAAGACCGACCTCCTTTTCTATATCATCAGCGTTTTCAGGCCACATTTGCTTAATCTTAGCCCATGACAACCACTTTTCTTTAACAATATATTCACAATCAGAAATATCCTTTTTACTGTGAGGTCCGTATCTAACTTCATCCCAGGCATATTGCTCAATGACAATATCTCCTTGCATGTTTTTACTGAAATCTGGGTATATGTGAATATTTCCACGTCCACCAATTAACCCGTCTTCAAAAACATCAGTTTCTTCATATTCGTAATTATTTTGTTCTGTAATATTTTTCACTACGACATTAAGAATATCAGCAACCCTAGAATCACCATCCTCAAGTGGAAAAAACTTAAAGTCAGTTCTGTTTTGTCTTAAGTATCCTGACAAAAGGTCAATCTTAGGCTCAATTTCATTAATCGTAAGAGCTGCACGATCCTTTGACTCAAGAGCACTCTTCATCTCTCTATCAGTCTTATTTGTACGTCTATTGGCCCATTGCCCGGTCCCATCATAAAACCCTTCAGACTCTTTAGCCATTTCATGGTAATCTTTTTCGTACTCTACGGCAGCCTCATAAAGGGCTCTTACTTCTTTTACTGCATCCTCTTTATCAAGCTTTCTTTTCTTTACATCTGATTCAAATGACTCAAGGATTTTATGAGTGTGACCATTACTTGACAATGCAGTAAGTGTTGTAATGTCAACTTCATGGTAGTGGTCCTTGTCTTTAGAGGTTACGCCATCCCAATCCTGTCTGGCATAAACAAAATGATCATGAGAGGCTCTGCCTTTGCCACTTTTCGAGGTTTTAAGTATCACTATTTAATACCCTTATAATGTCAAATAAGTAAGAAATCATTTCACTTGAATTTTTAGTTTGACTATTTAAGATAATTTCATTAACAATGGATTTCAATTCATTTGTGTCAGAACCATCTAGTTTTACTTCATAATAAATATAATCTCCAGAAAACCCAATTATTTTTTCAATATCTTTTTCACTTGAGATTACATATTCTTCCTTAAACCACGTGTGCTTATTAAGTGGATTGTCGAGTTTATAAATTGTTACAATCATGCCGCCATCCAACCTACTGACTCGTGTTCAACTTCATTCGAAGAATACTTATCTCGTCTTTCAGGTCTAAAAACACTGTCCGGCATGTAATATGTCATCATTAATGCGTCAGCATTATTTGGTGAGGCAAGGCCCCTACGTTTAAGCTCCTGTTTACCTTCAACCTTGACCTTCCCGTCTGATTCACCTTCTCCAAACTTGATTGTAGATAATTCACTGATAAGTTCGTCATCATTTGGGATCGAAATAACTCCACTTTCAAATTTCTCTCTAAGATTAAACCAAAGTTCATCACGCATCTTTTTGAACCTGTCAGGTTTCCTGGCACAGTTACGAACATCAACTGCATATACGTGTCTTCCAAGCTCTCTTAACCTGTAGTAAACACCGTTACCGAGGCCAATAACATCAATAAAAGTAGCTTTAGGTTCATGCTCTTCAATCTTCATGCTTACCCATCCAGCAACTTCCATCGTGTTTTTTGAGTTATTAAATAACAACTGCTCTAGTTTGCCACCTCTACGCATTGCAATTACACTTTTATCTCCACCGGCACCTATATCAACGCCAAAGACTAAAGGGTCATCTTCTGAAACATCAATATCTTTATCAATAGCATCCATAACCCAATCCCACGGAATTAATGTATCAGAATCTGATATTGGTGGAAGCCCTCTAACACTAACTCTGAAAGCATTAGAATCACGACCGTACTTATTCTCCATACGCTTGATCTGAGCCTTAAACTGTGGCATCTCTGCCATTTCAGACTTCTCAGCATCCCAATGAAGACACACCCAGTCATCCCTATATTTTGTCTGACTATCAATTGCATATCCCATATTTCTAGTAGGGTTAAATACCATAAAAATAAAGTTACAAAGTCCAGTTAACGTTGTTTCAAACGGCTTAAACACTGGATCTGGGACTCCAGATGCTTCATCTATGACAAACATTTGGTAGTCTTCATGAAACCCTTGCAAGGTCTCTGCCTGTTCATCAGCAGAAGCCTTAACGTTTACTGTCCTTGCTGTAGCGAACCAACGTTTCCCCCAGTCGTCCTTATTCGGTAACTTCATAAATATTTTTTCAGACTGAACCTTCAACCATTCATCAACTGGTGTGTCTTTAAGCCACTTTTTAACTTCAGACCACAAGACTTCCTTTAATTGCTTGCCGCTGTTAGCCGTGCAAGGTATCTTCACATTAGGGAAACAGACCATAAACCAGGTAATGAGCAAGGCCAATATTGCATCTTTCCCGGTTCCCTTACCTGACTGAATAGATATCCCTATTTTACGAGCATAAACCTCTTCTTCTTCAGTTAACTTATGCCCTTGCCCTGATTTAACCTTTGCATCAACCAGTTTTCTTATCTTTTCTACACAATCTTTCTGTTGAGAAGTTAATTCAAACCCTTTCTCTTTAAATTTTAGTGCCTCATTTATAAAGGCTTCTGGGTCATTACGCCACCTTTTAAAAAGTTGTTGTTTTTTATTTAACTTCACACAATCCTTTTACTCAGATGAGATCGCTTACGTTTTTTATCTTTTTTGATAGGAACGATCTTATAACCACCGGTATCAAGTCTGTCGCCATTAGTCATTTTAACCAATGCTCCACCGGTATACGCGTTTCCAACAGATTCAATAACGCCTACACCATACTTTGTTATTCCATCAATACTTTCAACTTTTACGATCTCACCTATATCCATAGTTAGCACCTGCTATTTCTTTGTTTTCTTACCTTTTTTTGACATTTTGCCTTTCATCTTGCCCTTACATCCCATTCTGACCCTGCCTATATGTATATTTGATACTTTATTTGTAACATATAAAAACATGTATGTCAATATTATGCCACTAAGTGTAAATATAATGACACTGTGTATGCTACTTGACAGTTGACATTTACACTCATGTATGGTAATGTTTTAGCAAGGAGGAACAATATGAATATAAAATGCAATAAATGTGGATGGGAACCTTTGCCTGGAGAGTTTTTGGGAGTGGACACTATCGAGAAGAATACATTTACATGTACATGCCCTTGCTGTAGAGATATCCTTTTTGTCTATATGGATAGCTGGAAAGCCTGTGACCGTTCTTCAATAAGCCCACCTAAGATATCTGCTGGAACAACATATTTAAATCTTGATACAGGGCAAATATTCGGATACACCAAAGATCATGGATGGGAAGAGAGAGACAACCATAATGATAAATCATTTTTCTTCGTAAATGGCGGAGATGGGTTCGCAAAGCTAAATCCAGACTGGACAGCTACAAAGCTTGATGATGAAAAGCCAAACAATATTTGCGTAGAATGTGAACATTGCAAGTTTCTTGAGATAGATAACCTTCAAATTCCTTTCTGCAAAGTTAGTACAAATCCAATATACGGCAATATTGTGACATGTGAGTCTATTCGACCTATAGGCAAATATGAGCCGTGTTATGAGTTCAAGAAGAAAGGAGAATGATGTTTTTTCTACCAGAGAAATGCCCAAGAGGCTTAGGATGCCAGCCGTTGGCAATAATTGCATCTGATAAAGACGTGTCATACTACTGTTGCGGAGAGAATGATGGCTCGGATAGGTCAGTAGATCAGGACAAGTACACTACGTGCTTTAAAAGTGCATCGATAGACCAACGCATACACAGTGACAAGAGAGACCTTACACACAACGCATCCGTCCTAATGCAGGCACTTGCAATTATAGAAGAACGCGACTCTGAGGCATATCACAAGGATGGATGCCCTTCTGATTATGACGAAGCCATAGCTGAGCTTGAAGAAGCAAGAACGACTTTATATGAAATGATGATTGATGGAAAACTCGACCTCAAAATTATAAATCAGGTGTCAGATGCAATCTTTAGGGTTACTCATCCATGAAAGAAGTATTGACAAAAGAAATTCTTAATAATGCGGTTAAACTTATGAGAGAAGAAGCTGTTAAACCGATGACCGTTAAGAGCCATTGGAAAGCATTTAAAATGACGTGGAATGATCCGTTCGGCTAAAGGTGGAGAAAAGGGGATAAGTATTATTTCATTATGATCAACAATAAAGCTGCTGGGCTTAAAATATGATAACAAGGAAACTTATCACACAAAGATGAAATTTGGCTGGTGTTTCTGGGATAGTTGTGGGTTCAATGGGCATGAATGGGAATTGGATTTTGAAGACGAGAACATAACTCACTGGATGCCAATGACTGAACCTCCTGGAAAATTATGAAGATCAAAATTGCTCTATACGACTGCTGTTCAGGCATTGGAATAGCATGGAATATTAATGGGAAAAGAAGTGCTATAGGATTAAGACTGCCTAAGTGCATCTATTGGGTAATGTCACGGTATATTCATCTGAGGCGGTTTATAAAGTAGTTGACATGAAATATCAATCCTGCAGAACATCATCAATGAAGTAAAGAAACTAAACATATAGCAAACCCTTTTAGAATTACATAGGGGTCAAAGAGGGGGTGTATAATATTCTACGCCTCTCCTACATTACCCATACCCCCATACCCCCCCCCTACCTTATCGTTGTCAATCTATTGACATAATGCAAACCAAGTGTCAATAGTCACTGCTTTGACGTGTCAACTACTCGCCTGAAGTGTCATGGACTTGACAAAAACACGTGCGGTCTGTTACCGTAACGGAGTGAGAGGCTAGCTAGCTCGCCAACACTCAGTGAGGTAACAGACCTAGAGTGTGAGATTTTGGAGCACACCTCCCGGCAGTATCCGTAGTTAATCCAACAATAACAATGTATATGCACGCAAGTGTTCCACGTGGAACAATGTGGGGATACGTATGTGTAAGTGTTGGTGCTACAGGCTGCTACTGGTCGTCTGCTGGTGAGTCAGGTGTGATATCAATAGCCTCATCAGAAGCAACAGGGCTAGGCTTGACGGCCTTAATCACCTTGTCAACGAGCTCTACCATGGCAGATATGCTATCGGCTGTATCGTTCCCGGACTTGCCAAGAATTTGAAGCTCTTTGTCTTGAAGAATGCCTACTGCTGTGACTTTTTGGAGTAGAGAGGCGTTTTTGATATCGTCATCGGTGATAGCGTTAACTATCTTACGCTGTCCACTTGCAAGGATATCGGCCCTAAGGCCCTTATAGTCATCCACTGCCTCGAAGTCAATCCCAGCTCGCTGTAACCTCCTGGTAACATTTGATTTATCGCAACCGAGTATTTTACCTATCTGACTATGAGAGAGGCCCTTACGCTTGAGCTTGGCGATGTCCTCAATCGGTATAACGGCATGACTACCTACGTTGCCCTTGGTGTTGACTGTGACTGTATCCATAGTTATATATATCATAGGTGGGGATGATTGGGCAAGTGTGCTATTGGTTAATCTTATGGGGTTATTGTATCTTTGTATTTGACTACTCTCACGGGTGATGGTAATGTAGGTGTATAGGATGAGTTAACAACTAAGGTGGAGGCTAAATTATGGCAGACGATAAGCTTAAGGATGTAGAGACTGCCGTCTGGTGGTTGGGCGACAATGCAGGGCAGATAA